CCCGCCACGACCCGGCCGGGGCAATCTGCGCGACGTGGCTCTCGCCACCGTTCGCGAAATACTCCACGACCCCGCCGTTCGCCTGGACCAGCGAGTTGTAGCCGACACGGTTGATCTGGGTGCCCTGCTTCGCGTCGAAGTAGATCGGGATCCGCATCCCGTTGTACTCCTGCACGAACGCGCGCACCGTGGACCGTGCCGAACCCGTGTCCGCGCCGACGTCGATCGCCGCGCCCTGAGCGTTCACCCAGTTCGTGAGCGTGACCGTCGTCGCCCGACCCGACGAGTCATTCCCTCGGATCACGACCGTGCCGTTCGTCGAGTCGACCGTGGACTTGTAGTCCAGCAGGGTCGTGATCGCCTCGCCGTCCTCGCTGTAGATCGTCACGGTGCCCGCGGCCTCGTCGATCTCGGCGCGGACGTTGTCGAGCGTCGTCATCGACTCCTGGTCGTCGGCGTAGACCGTGACCATGCCGGAGGCCGAGTCGATGACGCTCAGGAGCGTCACCAACTGTGCCTGAGCGTTCGAGCCGTCCAGGGAGACGCCGATCTGGTAGTCCTGGGGGATGCTGCCCTCGATCGCGTAGCCCAGCTTGGCCGCGGCCTGGGCGACGGTCGTCTCGCCGGACGCGATCGACGCACGGAGCGCTTCCATGGCGGCCTCGCCGTGGTCGGCCATGACCCGCTGGAGAAGCGGGCCCGCCTTCTCGAGCTCGAGCACCCAGTTCGTGTGCGCGCCTGCGAGCGCCTGAGTGCCGAGGCGGTCGAACTCTTCGAGCTGCTCGACGGAGCCGTCGACTAGCGCCTGGACGAGAGGGGCGCCCTCCGGGCCGAGGTTCGCGAGGTAGTTGAGCGTGCCCTCACTGACCTGCCCGACGAGGGTGAGCATGTTGCTCTTCCACTGAGTCTGCGCGTCGGCCTGGCGCTGTAGCTCGGCGAGGTAGTCGTCGAGGTTGACCTTGACGTCGGTGACGTACTTCTTCCAGGCATCACCTTCCTCGCCGCGGGCCTCTGCGGTCTTGCGCGCGGCCTCCTCGTCGGCGGCCTTGCGCTCGTCGAGCATCGATGTGTAGGTCCCGTTGATGTCGACGAACCCGGCCGCCGCCTCGGACCATGCGTCGCGTTGCGCTTCGACCTGCTTGAGGAGCTCCTGGTAGGCCTCCTTGGTCATCCCGAGCGTCGCGGCGTGCGTCGCCATCTCCTCGTCGGCCGCCGCGGCCGCCGCCTCGACCTGCTGCTGGGTCAGCACCAGGTCGCCGAGCGCGAAGTTCAGCAGCCCTGTCTCGTCGAGGGAGAGCTTCGCCGCGTTCGCCTGCGCGAGCAGCGCCTCCTCGTAGGCGGGCATCTGGTCGAGCAGCTGACGCGTGACCTTCTCCCCGCCGCCCGCCGCCTCGGCGAACGCGCGGAACTCACGCTGCGCCGTCGTGAGGTCGACCGACGCCATCGCGCCGATCTCGTCTCCGACGTCGCCGAGCCGCTCACGAAGACGCGAGACGCGACCCTCGAGACCGATGAAGTCCGCGAGCGCCGCCTGCGCCTGGACGACCTTGGAGCTGTCGATGTGGTCGAGGGTGTCGAGGAACGCCTTCCACTCGTCGGCGGTCTCGAGGTTCCCGATCGGGCCACCCTTGGTGACCTCGGTCATCTCGTACCAGCTCTTGCGGATGTCGTCGAAGACGGACGGGACGGACGCGGCGCCGGTCGCGATGTCGGCGAGCTGGCCGCGCAGCTTCTCGGACTTCACCCCGGCGTCGCTCGCGGACGACCCGAGGTCGCCGAGCGCCTTGACGGCGGCGAGGACGGTGAGCACGGTCGCGGCCTTGCCGAGGAGGCCGAGAGCGCGGGTCGTCTTCGGGAGCTCGGTGTTGAGGATCGCGAGCTGTGCGCGGGCGGCGGCGATGCGCGGCGGGAGCATGAGGAACGCGGCGCCGGCCACCCCGGCGGCCGCGGCGATGCCGCCGAGGATCGTGATGGAGTTCTTCACGGGTGCGGGCAGCCCGGCGAACCAGCCGAGGAGGTCGGCGACGGCGTTGGCCGTGTTGGCGAGGACGGGCAGGAGGATCTGCCCGAGCTCGATGCCGACCTCGTTGAGCTGGTTCTTCGCGATCGCGACGCGGGACTCGACGGTCTCGTAGCGCTTGCTGGCCTCCTCGACGAGGGCGTTGTTCTCCTCCCACGCGGCGGCGCCGAGCTCGAGGCTCTCGGAGAGCAGGTCTCCGGACCCGGCGAGTCGCAGGAGGGTGTCGCGGATGCGCTCGCCCTTGAACCCGAGGTCGGTGAGGGTGCCGAACACGTCGCCGCCGGCCTCGTTCATCCGGCCGAGGCCGGTCGTGAACGCGTCGATGGCGACGGCGGGCCGCTCGCGCCAGGCGGTGGCGAACTGCTCGGACGTCATGCCAGCGACGGACGCGAACGCTTCGAGGTCTTGGCCTCCGGCGCGCACGGTGTTCGCCATCTTCGTGATGATCTGCGACATGGCGGTGCCGCCCGCCTCGGCCTCGATCCCGACGGACGACATGGCGTTCGCGATCGCGAGCATGTCGGCCTCGGAGATCCGCGCGATGCGGGAGGCGCCTGCGAGGCGCAGGCCGAGGTTCATGATGTCGCGCTCGGTGGACGCCCCGTTGTTGCCGAGCGCGACGAGCGTCGACCCGAGCCGGGACACATCCGCCGGCGCGGTCTGCATGATGTTCATCAGCTGCGCGAGCGAGGTCGCGGCCTCGTCGCTGGTGAGGTTCGTCGCCTCGCCGAGGTCGATCATGACCTTCGTGAACCCGACGACGTCGGCCGCCTTCACCCCGAGCTGCCCGGCCGCCTCGGCGACGGCCGCGATCTCGGCGTGCGAGGCGGGCAGCACCTTCGTCAGATCGCGCAGGCCCTGCTCGAGCGCGGGCAGCTGCTCCTCGGTCGCGTCGGTCGTCTTCACGACCCCGGCCCAGGCGGACTCCCAGTCGATCGCGGCCTTCGCCGAGAATCCGAGCCCGGTCACGATTGCGGCCGACCCGGCGAGCAGCACCTTGCCCGTCTTGTCGAACGCCTCCTGCTTGTCGCGCTCGGCCTTCTTGATCGCTTCCGCGAGCGCCTTCTGACGGGCCTCGTCTTCGCGCTGGGCGGCGCCCTGCGCGGCGGCGAGGCTGCGGAACTTGCGGTCCGCGGCCTCCTGCTCGCGCAGCATCCGCTTCGTGGCGAGGGAGACCTTGTCCGCGCCGCCCTCGTAGGACTTGGGGTCCATGGAGACGCGGACGTTGACGTCGCGGGGGTTGCCCGACACTGGCTCACCCCCTCGGTCTGTTGGCCTCGATCTCGGCTAGGCAGCGAGAGCAGGTGCCGGCGGTGCCGGCGGCGAGGTGGACGTGGGCGCCGGGGACCTTGGCGTCTTCGAGGTCGCGTGCGCGCTCGAGCTGGACGCAGTCGGGGCAGACGTCGATGTGGGGGTGACGGGCGGGTTCGTCGGGGTGGTGGCCGCAGGCGCGGCAGCGGCGGGCCTCGTAGCTCTGCCAGGCCAGAGCGGCGTCCTGGTCGGTCTCGTCCCAGGCGAGGAACTCGGTGAGCGGGATCCCTCGCGGCCCGCAGTAGGCCATGCGGGCCGCGAGGAGTCCGTCCTGGCTCAGCCTTTTGGGGTCCCGGGCCGGGGTCGGGAGAGGTTGAGGTCGAGCAGCTCGCGGTACAGGCCGTCGCGCTCGCCGAGCGACCACGAGTCGCCGTTGAGCTGGGCGGCCCACCACGCCTCGTCCTGCAGGTCGGGGTCGACCGCGCACGCCGCCGCGAGGACGGGCAGGCTCGTCGCCGGGACGAGCTGCCCGTCCTCCCCGGTGTGCTCGGACCAGATCCGCTCGGCGTCGTCCGGGGACAGCGCCTGGAAGACGACGTCCTCCCGGGTGGCCGCGAGCGCCGCCTCAGCGGCGTCCACGGCCTCCTGCGCGGCCGCCTTGACCTCGGGGGTCGAGCCGTCGCCGATCGTCGCGGCGAACAGCGCTCGGCGAGCGGTCTCGACGTCGGCCCGCTGCACGGTGTCGTCCTCGACCTGGATGGGGATCGTGGTCGTGCGGCGCCGCTTGGCGGCGAGGCGGTCGCGCAGGCTCATCCGGCGCCACCGGCGGTGAGCGCGGGCAGCGGGACGTCCTCCGCCGGCGGCTTCTTGATCGCGAAGCCGATGGTCAGCTGGAAGCCCTGGTCGCCGGTCGAGCGGATCTTCCCGACCGAGGAGACCTCGACCGGGAAGATGTCGCACGGGAAGTCCTCGACGTCCCCGCCGTCGGCGAAGACCAGGAAGCCCTTCGTGCCGCGCGGCAGGACGGTGCGGGCGTCGGCGCCGTCGAGGCTGGCGTACACCGTGAGCGACGACGCGTCGGTCTGGGTGCGGCCCGTGATCGACGAGACGAACCGGTTGCCCAGGTCGGGCGTGTTGATCTGGCCGGACGTGATGTTCCAGCCCGACAGGTCGGCGATCTCGTCCGTGAGGTCCGTCGCGGCGTCGAGCTCGGGACGCGTCACGGCCTTGATGTTGGCGATCGCGAGGGCGAAGTAGACCTTCGAGATCTCCGGCTGGAAGAACCTCTCGGTCGCGGGCAGCTTGGTGGTAACCATCTCGGGTTTCCCTCCTTCTCAGGTGATGGACGAGGCCCGCGGCCTAGGCGTCCGAGGTGGCCGGCGAGTCCGCCGGGGTCTTGGGCTTCGCCGCGCGGCCCGGCCGGGGCGCGGCCGGCGCCTCCTCGACGAAGGGCTCGTCGGCGGGCTGCTCGCGGGTCTCGGCGGCCGAGTCGTCGTTGGCTGTCTCGAGCGGGCCGCGCACCCAGCCGGACGCCTCCCAGACGTGCAGGGAGCGCTCGTCGACGGTGGACTCCTGCTTGAGGGCGGGGTGGTGGATCTTCGTGGTCTTGCGCATCGCGCTCTCCTCGGTTCGGTGGTGGGACCGGTCAGGCGAGACCCGCGCGGCGCGCGGCCTCGTTGACGGCCTCGGTGGCCGCCTCGATCACGTAGTGCTGCCCGAACCGGACCGCGGGCAGCAGGTAGGGGCGGGCGCGCTGGTCGACCCACGTGTTGCCGCCGAAGACGGGGTGGCGGAACGAGTCGTCGACCATTCCCTCGTAGACGCGGGCGTGCGGTGCGACGGCGAGCGAGGCGCGGATCCGCACGCCCGGGCGGCGCTCGGAGAACGACACGACCAGGGACAGCGAGTGCGGGATCCGCGAGGACCAGGCCGAGGCGCGCATCGCCGCGTCCCGCAGGATCTGCTGCCCTGCCGAGCGCAGCAGCGGGCGCGCCTCGCGGTGGAACTCCTTGGGCATCCGCGCGAGCTGGCGGTCGAGCAGCTTGACGTCGGCGTAGTCGATGCCCGTCCCGTAGGCGGAGGCGTCCTGGCTCACAGCAGGCTCGTGCCGTCGACCTCGAACAGGACGGCGAGCGTCGCACCGCTCGGGCCGAGGACGGGGATCCACTCGAGGTTGGCACCCAGGAACGCGGAGTCCCACACGCCCGGGCGGCGCGCGTTGTCCGCGAGCGCCTCAGCGATCTTCCCGAGCAGGGTGCCCGCGCGGTCGCGCAGCGTCTTGGTGTCGTTCTCGCCGGTGACGAGGGACAGCAGGCAGCGCACGGTGATCTCCTCGCGCACGCGGGGGCGGCCGAGCCCTTCCTGCCTGCGGGCGGAGACGGTGTAGCCGGGGCGGTTGGGGCCCTCGGTGAGGCCGACGCACAGCGTCTCGTCGGCGAGCTCGCCGATGTAGGCGCCGTCGGTGACCTGGATGCCGGTCGCGTCATGGATCAGCGCGATGAGGGCGTCGATCGCCTCGGGGACGCGGGTGGTGGCGGGCCGCATCAGGCGATCCCGGGGAGCTTCGCGAACGGGGCCATGAGCTGGGCCGCGCGACGCGGGATCGCGAACCCGCGCAGCTTGCCGCCCTCGTCGGACGGGCCCTGGGCGAACATCGCCTCGCGGGGCCCCTCGCGGGAGCCTCGCTGGGTCTCCCACAGGTGCTCGCCGATGATCTTCACGGCCAGGCGCAGCGACGCCTTGTCCTGCTGAACCCGGTAGGTGACGCGCCACGAGCCCTTCGTGGCCCGTGGGATCTCGACGATGCCCGCGAGGTGGTTGACGTCGGTGTCCTCGTTGATCGCGACGGCGTTGCCGTGCGGGTCGACGACCGCCGTGACGGCCGCGAGGTGCGTCGCGCCGAGGACGAGCGAGCGGCCCGTGGCGTAGACGCGCTCGGTGCGCACGGCGTCCCCGAGCGGCCCGACCGCCTCCTCGACGCTCTCGATCGCTGCGTCGAGCACCTCCTGCAGCTTCGACTTCCACCGCTCGTCCGTCGCGTAGGACGGGGCGTTGATGTGGTTGGCGAACTCGGAGAGGGTGACGAACGGCTGGGTCGCGCTCGGGGACTCGGCCATGGGTCTACTCGCCCTTGCCGTCGGCGGCCGCGTCGACGTCGGCGACGAGCGCGACGTAGTCCGGCGTCTGGTCGGGCGTGCCGTCGGCGCGCAGCGACGGGACCGCGACGACGTCGCGCGCGGCCTCCGGGGTCTGCACGACCGGCGCGGCGTCCTCGGGCGTCGTGGGCGCGGCTACGGCGTCCTCCGGCGTCTCGGGCGCCTTGGCGGTGGTGGTGCGCTTCGTTCCGGTCATGACGGGTCCTCCTCGTGCGTGCAGTGGTGC